AGTGATTCACTGCGACGCTCGGGAGACCATGCCGGTGCCTTGGGCGCAGCTGCTTGCTTCGGGGGAGCCGGAACACCGGAAGTACCCGCTGCCTTGGGCTCAGCCGGGGCCTTGGGCTTCGTCCCTACCAGTTGACGCGACGCTGCCTCTTCAATCGCTGCGACTTCCTTGGGCGACGCACCTACCGGGGTCGCTTGGGGCTTGGGTGCCTCGACCTTGGGGAGCGTCGGAGGCTTCGGGGGCGGTCGGAACTTAGCCTTCTTGTCAGCGCGCTCCACTGCTTCGAACGCAGCCTTGGGCTGCTGGTGCGCGGGCTTAGAGGTCTCATACACCCTGGGTGCCTTGGGGGTCTCGACCTTGGGCGCGGGCTTGGGTGCGGCCGGGGTCTTCTTTCCAGGGGCGTTCGCTGTTGACGCTGCGGCACCGGCCTTCTCCGCGGCTGTCATGGTAGGGTCGCTGGCTCGGTTACCACCGGGCCTCGTAACTGTGATGCCCTTCGCCCGTCGCTCGGGTTTGGGCGCGGCGGGTGCATCACTACCCCGCCGTCCTTGATCCCCTGTCGGCCTGGGCTGTCGCCTATCCGGATCACCTGTGGTACCTGCTTGTACTCGACGCTCGGGCTTGGGCAGCGCAGGGGTCTTCACCTTCGCGGAGGTCTTCGGAGCCTTGGGGGTCTCCACCTTGGCAACCTTGGGAGCCTTGGGGGTAGTGACGGGCTTGCGGGTCTTGGCCGCTGTCACCTGGGGAGCCTTGGTGGGCAGGTCTACCTTAGCAATAGCCTTTCCAGCCTTGTCCCCTAGCTTCATAGCGCCAAGCGCGGCGATTGCTCCACCAGCAAACGCAGCCGCTTTCTTGACGATACTGGGAATCTTGATCTCATTGGTCTTCGGCGTGGCCGGGGCCTTGGGGGGCTTCATCATGTACGTGGGCTTCTTGGGGTTCTTCGCCAGCTCGGCCTTGATGTTGACAGGCTTCCACGTCTTCGCGGGGAGGTCGGCGACTTCGATTGCGGGCTTGTCGTACGATGCCGGTCGCTTCGTAGAGGGTGCTTTGGCCTGGGGAGCGGTTGCCTTCTTCCCCTTGGGGAGCATGGCCTTGCCCTTAGCGAACTGAGCCTGGGTCGGGTTCTTGCCTAGGTCTACAACAGTGGAGGTGCCAGCCTTGCCGAGACCATAAGTAGTCTTCGTGGGCTTGGAGGGAGCTTTGATAGTCTTCTTCTGCTTGCCAGTGTCAATCTTCCACCCCTTGTTACCGGGCTTGGTGAAGGTCTGGATGCCGTCCTTGGTGGTGTTGGTCTTGGCGGGAGTGCTGAACTTGGGGGCCGCAGCCTTAGCCTTCTTAGCAGCAGCGACGCGCTTCTTAGCGAAGTGCGCCTTTACCCTTGCCCGATCCTTTGCATGTCGTTTCTCTGTTGCTTCACTCATGGTTGCTCCTTACATACCAAATGGTTTTAACTCAGCGCTGAGTCCTATCTTCCTTAGCCGGTCGACCATGATAGGTCCAGCGTGCTCGTTCCACGTATGAACTGTAACCTTCACCTTCCTCAGGTGCTCAAACTCTGTCGGTTCCTTCCTCGCCTTCTTCTCTAGGAATCGGACGATCTCCATCCCGCACTCCGGGGAACCTGTGTTCATGTACGACACGTCACCCAGGTCGTGTTCCAAGAATGCCTTTTCGAGTACACGTCTGTAGTCCCAGAGCGTACACATCGCTTCTTCTGCTGTCCTGCACCAGATCGTGTTCTCGCGATCTGCTTTGTTCATCCTGTTAAAAGCCAATACCGCTCGGCTCGGCTCCTTGTCCAAGAATAGAATCACGTTCTCCCCCTAGAGAAACTTTCTCGTTACACTCCTTGCGCCACCGTAGGAGTTCCTCTGTCGCTTCATCATGTGCTCTGATCCCGGTGAAAGGTACTTCTGTCCGGAGTGCTTACCAAGCGCCATGAAGTTCTGCTTGTCGAACTTGTTCCCCGTCTTGCGGGTCTCAGCAACCGAGTACCGGGGTATCTGCGCTATGTACCCGCCGCTCCCTCGGTTTGATCCTTGGAACTGCTTTAGCAATTGCGTCGGGCCAAAGTCATCTCCCATGGTCCGGTACTGGCCGGTCTTCTCGGAGTAGAAGTCTTGCGGCTCCAGATCTTTAGCGAAGTCAAACCCCATGGAAAACGTACCGTCTTTGTTCCGACGCGCGGTCGTGCCTGTGGCCCGAAAGGTGTCCTGAACCTGTTCCCAGAGGCGCTTCGCCGGTATCTGGCTCCCAGCGCCATGAGCAGCGCCATGGACCACACCCGACTTCGCAGCAGCCTGTTTGTCTGCTGCCTGTTGTCTTGAATGCAGCCCTCCTATGTCGCCGTACGAGACCTGTTCCCTCGGTTTGCGTGCAGCTCCTCCTCCACCCATGAAGAACCCCAACACCGGACCTAGGTTCGGCATGTTACCGCTGGGCGGCTGGTAGGTCTGACTGGTTGCTGTGCGTGCCATTACCTGCGCCTCTCGCCTAGCCGGTAAGCCTTCCTGTTGCGGCGTGAACCGCGGGCTTGTGAGTCCTGCCTGTTCATCTCAGCCCGCTTACGTTCCGGAATGCTATCGAGCAGCCCTTGGGCCTTGGGTCTGTTGCCCGTCATCCGACCGCGGACGATGGCCCATGCTTTACCGACGCTGCTCATTGCTGGCCTCCTCCACCGCCGCCGCCTTGCATCTTCATCTGCATCTCCATCATCTCCATCTGCTGGCGCATCGCCTGCTCCTGTCTCATCTCGATCTGACGCTTGTACAGGTCGATCAAGGTGAGGAGCATCAGCTGCTGCTCTTCTTCCAAGTTGTGGAAGCCATCAGACTTCATCTCGTCTACGAACATCTGGTACAGGATGAACGGATCGTCCTCAGGAATCGGAATGATTCTCTCGAACGCGCTCTGCCTGATCCAGGCCATGATGCGCTTGCCACGCTCAACGTCAACGCCCTGCGGAATCATGGTGTCTTCATACCCCATCTCTGTAAGGATCTTCGAACGCAACGCCGGATCCATGTTCTCCAGACCAGCCGCGTACTGGATCATCTCGATGGCCTTGGCCTGTCGCGCTTCCTTGGACGACAGCGCCATGGACGCCGTATCAATATGCACCTGCACGTTATCACTCAGGTCCGCGCCACTGAAGCTCTGGATAGCGAGCGTGCTTACCCTACCACGGGCCAGGATACGCAGACGTTCTGCGAACCTTGTGTCGTTCCGTGTGTGCTTGATAACCTCCTGAAGGATGATCGAGCCCTCGCATTGAAGCGACTCGTCCCACTCTTGCAGGATCGGGGAGCGGGCTGCTAGCGCCTGCTTCCTCAGGATATCGATCATCGCCGCTGAGTTGACGCCTGTGGGACGCTGGCCCCGTAGGATCTCCTCTGTGCCTGCGATGGCTTCCATCTCCTTGATCTGCTGCTCGCGCTCTTCAGAGGCAGCGGACGGATAAGGGGGCGGATAGATCGGCTCAGGTGCAGCACCAGCAGTCCTGCGCGGATCATACTCCCAGATCTGGCCTGGGCGTCCGAGCCACTGGTCCTCAATGGGTTGAGCCCCCTTCGGAATGACCCACGCAGACATCGGAACTGTCCGACGCCACATAATCATGGTAGTGTCGATGGCATTGACGCGCTTCAGTTTGGGTAGGAGCTTCGCTACCAACGACCTACCATACAGGCTACCGGCCATCGCTTCCCAGCGGTACCGGATATAAGGGTGCCAACGGGTTGGCCAACGCGGATCATACGCCCGCGCTCCTCGCTTCTTGGGCGAGTCATAGATCACCTGATCCCCTACCGTGATGACGGTGCGGCCCCGTGGCCACTTGGGATTCGGCTTTCTGTCAAAGATCCTGACTACACTGTACCCTTCCCATGTCTCCGGGGTGCCTACGTACAGCGAAGGCCCTGGGCCTTCTACGACATCGGACAGGCGCTCCCACCACCACAACGGGAGGTTGTAGATGTTGGTGGTCCCCGCCTTCTCCAGGCGATCTAGGTACCAGCCGTCCTTCTTCTTCAGCTTCAGGCCTGGGCGGTGCGACCACTTGTCGATCAGCAGGTCCAGGCTGGTGTAGAACTCCCGCAGGACCCAGCCCATGTCCTCTCCGTCCCAGGAGTGGACAGAGGGGAGGTGCATCTCAAAGGGGCTGACGACCGTAGCTGTGATCTCACCGTACTCTACCTTGTCCGTGTAGACTGGACGGCCCAGTTCATCATGGATAGGCACCTCTCTAGCGATGGGGACTTGGATAGCGGGGCCTCCTT